TTAAAAAGTTGTATGCTCCTCATTTTTTTCCTTTCGGCAGGCTGGAAAGCCTGCCCTACATTAAATTTCTTCTCTCAGGGTGATCAACCCGGAAAACCGGCCCGAACTCACTTCCTTTAGCGGATATTTTTTATCTATCCACCGCACGGTATGGTCCGCCACGTCCTCATCCGTGAACACGAACGTGTTTTTCGGACCCACGCACACGTTTTGAAACCAGTCCTTCAGGTTGTCATGGTCGGTCTGACAGATCCGGTCCAGGTCCAGGTAGATGAACGTCTCTTGCACGCCCTTGTCATAGGCATAGAGCTGCTTGCCTTCGGAATAATCCACCACCACGTTGACCTGGGCCTGGTCGTTGATGGGGTATTTTCGGCCGTCCACGAAGGTGAACGTGTCTTCCCCTTTGGTGAACTTCATATTGGCCATCAAATGACTCCCGCACTCTGCAATTCCGGGATAATATACTGGCGAACGGTCTCCCGCCAGTCCCGGCCCGTGGAAGCCGCTGCGCCCTGGGGCAGGTTGATGATGATATCGCCCATTGATTTGTTGGTGGTCGATCCGCCGTAATAAGCGGTGGTTTGGCCGGACAGTACGCCGCCGCTCCCTTGCTCCGCGCCGGTCATGGCGGCCAGGGCCCGGGTGGTTCCGCCGCCGTCAATGGTATATTTGGCGGCCTGGCCGGACACATGGACAGACAAGTCGGTCACCTGTTTTTTGATCTGGTCGATTTTTTCGGACAGGGGCAGTTCCGGAGATCCGATGCCCACGAAGTTCAAAACCGCTTTGGTGGCGGAGAGTTTCGAGATCCACCTCACGAGATCGGCAATTTTTCCCGCGCACCATATGGCGCCCTGGGCCACCTCTTTGAATAACCAGATCAACCCCCGGAGCGGGGCCGTCAGGATATCGATATTTTCGGCAATCGAAACGATGGCCTCTCCAACCCCTTTTAGAAATCCCACAACCTGGACCTTTATGAGTTCCTTGTTGGCCTCGTACCAGTCCGTGATGCGCCAGCGCAGCTCGTCGAACGCGGGCATCACCGAGCCGATAGTCGATGCGATCCGGGTAATCCAGTCGATGGCTTCCGACAGCACATAGGTTATGACCTCGGCGGTTGATTCCGCCCATTCCCTGAGTTGACCGGATGCGGCCATGCTGTCGATTCGTGCCACCAGGGCGCCCAGCTTTTCTTCCAAAAACGCCATGACGCCGGACTCCATAACCAGGCGCTTGAACTCGGTCCAATAAGACTTGAGCGACTCCGTTAATCCCGCCCACTTGCTCTGGATTTTCTCTGACTGTCCGCCGAACCGCTCGCCCATGCCCGCGATCAGCGCCTCCACGGCCTTGCCCGCATCGATTCCCTGGTTGCCGATGTTGGCCACCTGTTCGGCGGTGAGCCCGAGTTGCTCCCGGAGAATCTCGTAGGCCGGGACCCCCCGTTCGGCTAACTGCATCAGCTCTTCGGCGCTGACCTTACCCTTGGTCTTGATCTGGCCCAGGGCCCGGGCAATACCTTCCAACGTGCCCGCCTGTCCCCCCAGGGCGCTGGTCGTGTCCACCAGCACGGTCATGTCGGCGATGGCGGGCTTCAGCCCCATTGCCCGCATCATGGTGAACGATTTAATGGCTTCGGCCGTGTTGACCGGCATTTTCAAGGCCCACTGGTTGAGCTTTTCGAACCACTCGTCCCCCTCGCCCTTGGTAATGGTGTCCAGGGATATGCGCATTTGGTCCATCCCGGACCCGGTCTCGATAAACCCGTCTGCCAGTTTTTTCAGCCCCCATCCGGCCAGGGAGGTGATAGCCAGGGCCTTGAGGCTGGTCAGGCTTTTGGCGATTTTGGACAGGGCCCCGCCCAGGCCCGCCGTGATCTGCTTGGCTAGTTTTTTCACATGGGAGATGGATTTTTTCGCCATGCTTTCCACGTTTTTGGTCACCTGGCCCAGGGCTTTTCCGGCCAGATTTTTGGCCTTGATCGCAATTTCAACGGTATTACTCGGCATGTCCGATTCTCTCGTCGCAGTGTTTGGTGCACATGGCGCAGGCATGGGCGTTGCGGCAGGGTTTCGTGCCGATCCCGGGCCCGGCCGTTTTTCCATCGCCCAAAACATCGAGCTCCAAAACCTGCAGCTTTCTCAGCATCACCCAGTCCACCTTTATTCCCAGCATGTTCGCCGCTGCCAGCACCCCGGCATAATCCAGTCCCGTGGGATGACCTAAAAGATCCCGCCGCCACTGGGTCGCGCACGCGCAAAACAACGCCAGCGCGTCTTCATTTTCCTCCATCACTTCCGGTGCTTTTTGGTTTTCTTTTGCTGCCCGGCCTTCTTTGATCCAGCGCCAGGCTTGGACGAGTTTTTTTCCGATTTCTCATCCCCGTAGGTCAGCGCCACAATCCGCTGAAACACCTGGTGGACCGTGGTATTGGGCTCGTCGTCCAGTTCCGCTGCCCGGTCCCCCATGACCATGTCGATCACCCGGTCAATCAGATCATCGACCTGGTCCGGGTCCAGCTTATCCATCTTGGCAAGGGAATATCCGTCTTTTCGCAGGCCTTTGAATTCCCCCCGGGTCAGCGGCCGAAGCCCGTATTTTTCATCCAGATCGACTTCCGGCTTTACTTGTGCATTTTCTTCCATGATTTCCTCTCTGCTCTACTCTATGCTTTTTACGTAAATGCCAGCGATAGCTCATCATCCCCGGAATCCCGGTTCAACTGGCAATCGATGCCTAAGCTCCGGATGCCGTCCCGCTCGGCCTCGTCGATCTTGGTGTACTGCGCTTTGGGCGCGCTAATGGTGCAGATGTTCCCGGCAGTACTGCCCACAACCGTGGACAGAGCGCCCTCGCTTCCGGATCGTAATTTCCCGTAAAAATCATAGGTGGCCACCAGTACTTTTTCGGGATCGAAAGTCATGACCGGCGCCCGGCTGGAAATGATCGTTGATTTATATCCGCTGTCCCGGTTGGCGTCGGGGCGCAATGCCACGGCGTTGGCCATGTCGATCTCCAATGAAGAAAGCAGGGCCGCATAAGAATCGATGGTGAACTGAGCCGCCAGAAACGCCGGGGGCTTGGTGGAATCATAGGACACCCCGGACAGCAGTGCGCCGTCAACCACACTAAAATCCGCTCCCGTGAACGCAAAGCTGAGCATGCCCGGCTCCCCGTTTTTCAAAGTCACCTTGACCGTACCCCGGGCGCCCCAGATCTTGTGGATCATGCCGTCCTCGTACAGGGCCACCGTATAGGAGCCGATGGACGAGGATGCCGGCGTATAGGTTACGGACACACCCGTCTCAACATCTTCAGCAAATCCGCAGCCCATGAGTGCCTTGCCCCATTCCGGGGCCGTGCCCGCCGTCCCGGACCCTTTGAGTTCTATGTCGAACTCGATGGTCGCGGATCTGGCGCCCGGCACCGAAGAAAACGGTGACAATGACGAGCTGCGCATGGGCCGCTGGAACATGGGCGTATCCGGCGTGAATTTTCCGTTGGCGTGCAATATCGCTTCAGCAGCAGCCAAGGTTTCGGCGGTGCCCTCTTCGCTTTCCAATTTGATCGCCAACTGGGTTTTTGCTTCTAACATAATGAAACTCCCTTTGGTTTATAGTTGATTCAGTTTACCTCTTGTTTGTCCGGTTTATTTTCATTCGATGTTCGATGTTGAACGTTCGATGTTGGACGTTCATCTTTTTTATCGATCACCGTAGTAACTCCTTCCCGACTCTCATCCTTGATTTTCTGCGAATTATCGGCCATTGTGCCCTCCTTTAGTTTTCAGGTTTCAGTATTTCCTGACACCTGACACCTGACACCCGTCCTACGTTGCAGAGTAAAGCAGCGACTGCCCGGTCTCATACTCCGCCGAATATACGGAAATCCCGCCCCCGAACCATACGGCCGCTTGCCGGATCAGCTTGAACGGAAAAATCTCCAGAGAAAGCTGCTTCGCATACAGCACATCCCGGACGGCATCGAGCATGGCGTAAGTTCCGGGATTGCCGGTACCGCCGCGCCGGGCCTCTTCCTCTTTTCGCAAATTCTTGTCGCACACGAAAATATAATACGTCATCTTCTCGGTTTTCCGCGATCCGTGTTCCGTGTACGTTGACCCGCCGTAGACCACATATATGGCGGGAAACAGGGCCACCAGGCGCTTGATATCCTCTTCTTCCAGCTCTCCCTGGTAGGATTTTACAGTGCGCACGCCCAGGGACGCCTTGAGCACGTCAACCGCCGTGATGACGGCGTCTTCGATCTGTTCGACGGTATAGCTGGCCATCTGGTTTCTCGCTTTCTAGTAATTATCCAGGCTGCCCGCAGAGCTGTCCGATTCCCTGCCGATGGAAAAAATGCGGTCGCTTTTGCTTCGGGTGGTTTCCACACCGGCATCCGATGACGGGTCCGGGGAATCGCTTCCCAGGGACAGTTTGCCTTTGGCGATTTCCCCCAGCAGTTTCCGGTCCGTATCGCAGCGCTCTTTTCGTGTTTCCGGAATCGTGAGATGCGGCCGCCGTCCGTACAGGTTGCAGATGGCCAGATCCACGCTCATTCGGCGAACCATACCGGGCGTAGATGCCAGGGGCAGACTGTATCGAAGAGACAAAAACGAATCGATCTCGTCGTCCGCATCTTCGATAGCGCGATCCACATTGCCGGTATCCACCGCGCCGACACCGTCGTCATCGGTCAGCTCGATCAGGATCTCTTCGGGAATCTGTTTCTCTATGTCACTCAGTTCGCAATAGGGCATTATTTCTTATCCTTGGGCTTGCCCGCCGATTGTTCGGAGGACTTTTTCTCCTGAACCGGCCTGACGCTCTTTCCAAGCAATTTCGCTTGTTCTTCGGTCAACTCGATTTCAACACCCGGAGCGTAAATTTTGGCTTTTTTATCGCCTTTTTCCCCATGCTTAATATGGGTTCCCTGCACAATGTATCTCGGCATTTTTTCTCCTTTCAGATTTAAGGTTTCATCGGTGCGGTTTGAGTTTTTATGCCACGGCATCCTCGATGAAATATCCCAGGTCGCTGGCAATGACATGCTCGTCCGAATTCCAGGCCACCTTGAAGTAATGGGCACCTTTAATCCCGCGTTTTTTGTCGAAGTCCCGCTGGGTCTGACGCAGCATTTCGCAAATCGTTAAGCCGAATGTAATAGATTTGATTCCTGGATTTCTCATAACATGGAGCGCCGCGCAATGTTTCCCCCAAAGCCGGGTATACGTCGCCGTCTGACCCTCTTTGGAGGTAATATACCGGCCCCGGCCCACCAGAATCCGTTCAACTTCCATCAAAGACGCAACTTCCGACTTGGTAGCCAATCCGCCCGGAGATCCCTGGTACCGGGTAGCGCCCTTGACCGCGTCCAGAACTTCCGGAAGGGCTCTGTATTTCATCCAGGCTTCGGCCCCGAACACCAAGGTGTTGGCCCGAAGAAAGCAGGTCTCCACGGCTGTGAGAACATCCTGGACCGGGTCGTCCGCATTGCCGCCCCACTGGCCAGTGCCCGAAAGTTGAGTCTTGTTGCCCACCGGATACGTCGCCGCACTGAACACAATGTCCACAACCCTTTTTTCCTGGGCGACATCCATGAGCAAGTTTACGAAATCGTTGGTATCGACTTCCGGAGAGAGCGGATTGTCCGCATTGTCGATGGTCTCCTGGGGCAGCCAGTCTCCCAGGGCATGATCTTTAACCGAATAATTGTCTTCAGCGGTTCCCCAGTCCACTTCATTGGGAAGCGCTTTGGGGCCTATGGAATCATCCACCAGTTTGAAGCTGTCTTCTTTGTTGTATTTAATGATGATATCCGAACGCTTTCCCACTTTCACAGTGGGCATTACTTCCGTCCAGATCATTTCCTCATTCCGGTATTTTATCGACAGATTCGACAATACCGCATCTACGTGCAGATCGGTTGGTTCAGGCATGATATTTTCCTCCTCTTGGGCTTTTCGCCCGGGTTAATTTATTCGCTCATGACATATTCCAGGAAAAATATGATTTTTCCGGCGGTCAGATCATGTGTGGCGATAGTTAAGGTGAGCGTCCGTGCTGCCGTCAATTTTACCATTGTAGCAGCCGTACCAACCGGGACCAACTCGAACTGGCCAGACAGGGTATCGGCATCCACTGCGGACAGCAGATCGTTACCGGTATTGGCCTTCAGGGCTATGGTGCCATCGTTGCTCTCACTTTCGCATGCCGTGATGACATCGCCGAATCCCCTGACGACAATGGCATTGTCCGGCAGGTCAACTTCCAGGCTGATATCGCCCACTGCGCCGCCGTGTTCGTCGAAATCATAAGTGGCCCGGGCCAACCCCTTAAATGTTATTCCATCGACTCCGGCCGGAGAATTAAGCACTTCCTGTGCCAGGAAGACCGGTATGATGTCGTCGGCCACGCCCGATGCGCAGGCAAACCCGATAATATTTTGACCCAATATGGCGGCAACGCCTTTGGCGTTGGCGTCCGATGTGATTGGGCCTCCCCTGGTCACCGTACCGCCCAGTTTCAACCGGCTGATACCGGACATCATCACCCGAACCGGATCGTCCGCAGTGTCCGTGATATGCTGAAATATTGCCAGCAGGTTGTCGGTAGCACCCGTGGCGACGCTCATGGTGTCATCATCCGCCCCGAACTTGGCAATGGTAAATGCCGTGGCAATCGCCGCCGTACATTTGACTTTTTTCTCGATTCCCGATGTTTGACCTATCATGATTTCTCCTCCTTAATGAGCTGATAATTTTTATCAGCGGTTTTTAAAAAGATCCGGATGTTTTCCCGACACCGCGATAACAGCGTCTTTGTAGGATACTTCTTTGTTTTTCTCCTGAAAATCCGCGATCAATTGATCGCGTTTTTCCGCATCGCTCCCGTCGCCGACATCGAGATCACGTTTGGCGATCTCTTTAAACGTAATGAGCTTGGGCATCTGGTTTTCGAAAAAATCCTTGAGCCAGTCGTAATGGCTCGATTTTTTATTTTCCTCTCCGAACTCGATTACATCGTCGCTGGCTGCCAGAAACTCAAAAACTTGGGGCAATCCCGCCTTAACCCACGCAGGCGCTATTTTCCCGGCCGTAACCAAACCCTCGCACCAGGTCGTGATCTCCTCATTTCGAGCATCTCGTGCGGCCGTACGCTCTTTTTCGGCGAACTCTACGGTTATCTTCTCGCGCTCGGCCTCAGCCGCCTCTTTTTTGGCGTTTTCAATATCCGCCTCGGTAAATGAGGAAACCTTTTCGTTCCCGGTGGGTTTTGACTTTAGAAAATCCGGTATATCCAGATCCGGATCTTCTTCAGCCTTTTTCCAAAATTTGAAAAATTCGATTAATTCTTTAAAGTCCATCTTTGCCTCCTTTCGGTACTCACCGATTTTAAATTTTTTGCGAAATTTATCTAATCGCTCATTAATTATAGAGCGTTCTTCGGGTGTATACTGTGTCCGGTTGTCGGCCCGGCCCCAGTAGCTTGCGGCGGCCCGGGTCTGGTCCGCGTCCGGGCACGGGTAGCGGTAATTCACCGGATCTAGAAACTGATCGTCGGGAACGTTTGTCCATTGGCCGGGCCGGGTAACGTGGCCGCCCTCCTTGACGGCGATGCCGTATTTTTTGGACCGTGCCCGCTGCGCGGCTTTGTCTTCTTTGGATGCTGAAAATTCGAATGTCACCATTGCCTCGCCGTCGTCGAATTTGAGATCCGCAAGCCCTTTGACCGCGGGCGGCGCCGCGCCTAAAAACCCCACATGCCGCAACCGGCCGTCCGGGTAAAAGCTGGCCGACCGCTTTTTATAGAGGCCCTGTTTTGCAATGGCCTCGAATTCCGGGACCACGTCCCTGATCTTTGCCAATAGCCGGCTGCCGGATTGTTTCAGTCCCTGCACCCATCCGAACGCAGGGGCGTTGTCCTTGGGATGCCCCACGACAATCGGGGGTTCGTGGTATGACGGATCGAATGATGCCACGGCTTTTGAAATTAAAGCGTCCCCGTCATGCTCCCTGCCCGTGCTGTCGATCTGCTTTCCCCCGCGAAAGATTTCGATCCAGTCGCCGAATCCTTTAAATTCAGACATGTTATTCTCCCATTGTTCCATACAAATTTTATAGCGCTGCTTTTGCTCCGGAAACTCCGAAAGCATGATGGCGTCAGCCATTCATCGGGCCAAAAAATCTTTTTCATTTTCGTTTTTGTCCGGCTGTGGCAGCGGCATCATGCGCCTCCCAGTAAATAATCCGTAAGCGCGGCCCGGATTTCCGTCCAATCCTCATCCTGGACCATCAAAAATGGCCTTGCCGGGATGTCTCCCCAGGGGAGTTTCATTTTTCGTTTGTGCGCGCCCACTTTAATCTGTTTTTTGGGGATGGGTTTCCCGAATGCCCGGGTAATGTTGCGCAAATGCGCGCGAACCGTAGCCTCCACGGTTCCGAAGCTACCCTTTTTTGCGCCGAACTGGTGGACGGCGCCGTAAACCTTGGGCGTGCCGATGTCCACCCTGTCCTTGCCGGCTTTGTAATTGATGCTTCCGGCCAGGCCCGCGCCCAGGCCCTGGTCCATCAAAATTTTGGCCCCTTTGCCCCGGCGCTTTTCCGTGGTTTTGGAATGCTTTTTCCATTTTTTGGGACGCCCGCTTTTTTCGAAGTTCCGGATCACCGAAGTCCGGCCAATGGCACCGATGATCTTCATGGCCGGGGTCAGGTCTCCCAGGTTTTTTTGAATCCGTTCCAGAAGGTCTGCGACCTCCCGGTCATCCACGGTAACTTCTATTGCGGCGCCGCTCAATCTCTAAACCCTTCCTTTCCCGGGTGGTAATCCCATCCCGGATCGATTCCTTTGGGAATCAAATGGACAATGCCGGTATCCTTGTCCTGCCACTCGTAATGCGTAATTTCCGGGGCATCCATCCGAACTGGGTATGGTCCCTTTGCCTCTTCTTTTTTCAGCCGTTCCACCTCACGGGCGGAGTGATTGACCACCCCTCATTTACACCCCCAGCCGTTGGGCGGATAATGGGTGTTCCACCAGGGATGGTCCGCAGGCAGCACGATATTGTACCAGGCCTGGTGCTCGGGCCTTGGATTGCTCGAACTGGAGCCCACATACCGCAGGTAGGGCCGGGCCGCCAAAACGTCCGGATCGGTCATTTGTCGATATCCGCCCTGGGAATAGGCCACGGCCATATTGGTGTTCAGCATGACCGCCGTTCGCCATCCTTTTCCGCCGTTGTAGATCCAGCCGTGTTTTTGTACGATCTCATCGAATTCCTTGCGAAACGGTGCCAGGGTTGTGCCCTCGGCAATGGCCTTGTCGATGGCGGCTCTCAGATCCTCGATCAATTCTTTCTGCATGGCGCCGGCCACGGAAAAGGCCCGGTCATGCATGGATTTCCAAAGATCCTTCCATGTGGCCGTGGGCACATTGATCTTTCGTCGAAAATAATCGATGGCCTCGTCAAATGGCAGATCCATATAGTTAGCGCTCCTGGGCATCGAACCTCCCGGACAGATCGGCCAGCACAAGCGCCCGCTGCATCAGCTCTCCCATAGCCGAGGCGTCCATGTTATTATTTACTTCCAGCAGTCGCTTCTTAAACTCCGCCAGGGAATTGACCGATAAAAGCAGGTCCCGTACCGGTGCCATTGTTTCGTATAGATCGGCATCGGCGTCGGAAAGCGCTTTTTCCCCCAGGGCGTTTAATGTCTCCGCAGGGGAAAGGTCCCCGGCATTTTCCGCAAATTCACCCGCCCTCCGGTTCTCCGATTCCCCGGCTCCCCGGATCCCCGGCTCAACAATATCTTCCCCTTCTTCCGGCGCCGGTATGCCATAGGTGTCGTAAAAATATTTCACGCCGACCGGGACACGGAGATCCCCGGCGATGATTTTGTCGCGTTCGGCCAGGGGCTTGAGATCGCCTTCTTCTTTCGTCCTGATCCAGAATTTTGGATAGTCCGTCACTCCGGGAAAATTATAGTCAACGATCCAGGGGATCAGCGTTACGTTAAATACTTCCGACAATAGATCCGCATCGGCCTTTAAAATATCCTGCCGGACCTCTTCCTGAGAGTCCTCGCTGCCCAGCTTGCCGGGCGTGCCTTCGGTGCTGGCCGTCTGCCCCAGGACCGCTTTGGACATTTGTTTGTCCATGTATTCGCACAGGGTTTCGTAAGTGACTTTGCCGGTGCGGGCCGCTTCCAGCAATTCGATGGCCATCGTATTGGGGATCTTGACACCGGTTTCGTTCTGGATGGCTTCGATGGCATCCAACAGCGCCTTCTGCTGCTCCGGCGGCGTCCCCGGCGGATACTTCCCGACGCCGGTCGGCATTCCGAATTTGTCTAAAAATACCAGCCAGAACTTGATACCGTTTTTCTTGAACCATACCGGCCACCAGAGTTTTTGCCCAAGGCCCTTGCCGTACGGGTTGTCGGAAGATCCGAATGTAAAAACGATAAATTTGCGATCCGGTACCGGCTCGCCCTCGATCATATTTTGAGGCGTGAGTAATCTCAGGTCTCGCTCCATCGTGAAGGAAAATCGCCTCGGGTGCTTTCCGATGATTTTGACCGGTACCCATGATCCTTTGCGGGTTCCCCACATGATCTCGCCCACAAAAAATCCGTATAAAATTCCCTGCAAAAGCTCCTGGGTGGCCTGGGTTAAATTAAAGGACTCCAAGGTGCTCGATACGAAATCCGCGACTTTTTTCGATTGATCGTCATCGGCCGCCGGCGTGACTTCCCATTCCTTGCCCGCGACAGACAGGTATCGCGTCTGAAGCGCCGATCCGGCATGGGGATCGCGGTCCACTTCATCATAAAGTTTAAGGCCCTTGCCCTTGGCTTCGGTGCGGAGCGTCGGGTCCGGGTTTTCCAGACGGTTCAACCACCCGGCAAATATGTCGATGTCTTTGGAGGTGGTAGCGATCTCATCGGTAATGGGCTTGTCCGCCGATTTTTCTTCTTCATTTTTAACCATTGAGATAATTCCCCATGCTCGTAAAACTTCTGCGATTTCCGGTGGATTCAAATTCAACGGGTCCGCCGGTCGCTTGCAACATATCCACCGCGCCCTCCAGGGCGTCCGGGCCGTCGTCATTGACATTTTTGTTGTCGATATAGATGAGCTGTTCAACCAGCAGCTCCTGGTCGCTGTGATTTTTCTCGAACAATATCAGCCCGTGTTCCACCAGATAGCTCAGGGACCCCACGATCCGGGCCCGCTTGTTGCCGCTGTGATGTATCGGCATCCAGGGCAGATAACGGTTGCGGCGCTTGGCTTCCTGGTGGATGGCTTCATGAAGAAAATCCTTGAACATATTTTCTTCGATGCCGATGGTGCCGCCGTAATGATCCACCTGGTGATATGCGGCGCCGAACATTTCGCCAACGGTGGCCTTGCGTATCCAGGCATGGAGACACCTGAAAATGAGCTTTTCGTATTGTTCCGAGCTGACCGTGATCACCGCTTTATAATCTGATGATTCCGTGCTGGTTGCGCTCGGGTCAACGAATGAGGCGACCTGCAACACATGGTTGACGATTTCGATGCGTTTATAATATCGGAACCATACCTCCCGGAAGGGGCTGTCTTCGGCGCCGGTGAGATTCATCATCTCCGCATTGAAATCCACCGTGCCCATCTGGCGGCGTTTTTTCTCCAGGCGTTCCACGGACCACAGGGCCGGCCATAACGGTCGCTGATCCGGCTTGCCGTAATCGATCCATGCCCGGTAAATGCGGGAGACATACAGGTGCGTTCCGTCTTCGTCTTTTTCCGCAATGAACTGTGATAGCACGGATTTGGGATGGAAAAGATTCCCGATCATTAAAAACGTATAGCCCGCGCCCATCGACCCGATCACGGCCCTTCTTAGCCATCGAATGCCTTTTTCCACCAGTCTGGGGTTTTCGACATTCTCATCATTTTCAAAATCGTCCACCACGACTTTGTCCGGACGGTGCTGACGATTTTTAAGTCCCCGGACCTTTTCGCCTTTTCCCCTGGCCAGTACACGAACGCCGTTTCGGGTTGTAAAATCATTGTTTTTCCAGATGCCTCCGTGACAATCCCCGAAGTCGTTTTTGATACGCGGGTTGTCTTCCAGCTCTAATCGGATAGGCAGGGTGAAGCCCGTGGCCTGGTCGTTTGTGTCCGATACGATGATAATGAACCATCGCAGGTCGTAACAAATATCGTGTATGGGATCTCCGAAGGTGAAAAACGTGGATTTGGCATGTTCCCTGGGCGCGGCCACAAATACGCACTCATCCAAAATTTCCGCAAGATCGCCCCACTCTTCATGAAAATCACCGAAGGCTGCGGTGAAATAATGGGGAAGATAAGTCTTCATGAAAAACAGTTTGTCCCAT